ACTACAAAAGCAGAGGGCAGGAAGGAGAATCGTTAGACCGGATAATAGATGAACGAGGTTTAACTGTACAACCTATTCCGCCCGGTATTCTACCTCATTGGATTGAGCCTAAAGATGTACAGGACCCTGGAACAAAGAAACGATTAGTAGATATCTATGACGACCTATAAAAAGTTAGTTATATCCCCTCATATAGATGATGAGGTACTTGGATGCGGAGGTATACTTGATGAGACCACATTTGTATTAGAGTGCGGTGTGGACCAGTTTCATGTCGTGTCTAGAAAGGAGCGCATAAAAGAGTTAAAGAAAGCCCAAGCTCTTCTAGGGTTTGAATTTAAAATACTAACTAACCTAGTAAATAATTACGAAGTCCCGGTGCTGATAGACCAGTTGTCTGATGTAATAAATCACGTTAAACCGGAGAAGGTCTTCTTACCTTACCCCTCCTACAACCAGGACCATCAAGCTGTATACAAAGCGTCTTTAATAGCTTTAAGACCGCATGACGTAAACTTTTTTGTGAAGAAAGTTCTTGTGTATGAACAGCCCCACGTGTTTTTATGGGATTATTCCTACGACAAGGACGCTTCTTTTAAACCCAATTACTTCGTCCCTATAGACATTGACCAAAAGCTAGATGCCTATTCCTGTATTAAGTCTCAGATAAGGGCTTTTCGTGCCCCTGAACTTGTTAAAGAACTGGCGTCTATGAGAGGAAGGCAGGCTCAATGCGGACACGCCGAAGCGTTCGAAACTTTGAGGTGGGTAGAATGAAAATATTATTTTGTGGGTATAGGCAATGGGCTTTGAATGTGTGTAGTGAACTTAGTAGGAAGTTCGACGTAACATTAGCTAAAACTTCTGCAGCTTCTGATAACCACATGAGCACAGGTGAATACGACCTTGTTTTGTTTGTCGGCTGGAGCTGGATTATACCTGATAAGTATATTAGAAAGTATAAGTGTTTATGTGTTCACCCCTCCCCTCTGCCGAAGTACAGAGGAGGATGCCCGTTACAACACCAGATAATAGACGGAGTAGAGAAGAGTGCTATAAGTATTTTTATTATGGATAATAAGTTGGACCACGGACCCATACTGTCTCAAACAAGCTTAGATTTGACAGGAGAGTTGGGAGATGTTATGTCTCGGCTAGCCCACCGTACCGAGTGGGAGCTGGGCAAAATTATAGAACGCTTAGAGAAGGAGCCAGATTGGACGGGGGTAGAACAAGCCCACTCTAAAGCAACAATATACAAACGAAGAACTCCCTCCGATAGTGAGATAAAAGTAGAAGATTTTAATCAATTTACGGCAAAACAACTGTATAATAAGATTAGGGCACTCCAAGACCCATACCCAAATGCGTATGTTGTCTGTAAGGACGGGACTAAGCTCTATTTAACCAAATCGAAATATGAAAAAGACTAAGAATGTTGAAGTAGTATCCTTGATTTATAAATCATTGGATTACTTGCACTTTATTGCTGAGCAGTTGAAAAGTGATTTATGTAAAGTTGACGGGTGGGACGTTGGCGTACGTATAGTGGCAAACGATGCTACCGAAGAAGTATTAGAAGCTTTGGATAAGTTAGACATACCTTACACTGTATTCAACAACCTTGACCCTGATGAATTTTATTTGAATCGTGTTTATCGTGCCTACAATCACTGCGTCGCTTCCAGTAAGTATGATAATGTTGTGTTGGTAAATTCTGACGACAGGTTTTCTGAGGGATGGTTAGAGAATTTACTTAAGCATCATGACGGTGTAAACATCCCGTGCAGCAGGTTAATTGAAAGCGGTAAAATGGCTAGTGGAAAACACGGAGTAAATTTAGGTGACGCACATTTCGGTAGACACCCAAACGAGTTCGATGTAGACGGTTGGAATAACTGGGTAGAGGAAAACAAAGAAGATAAAACTGAACCGCATGGCTTGTACATGCCTTGCCTTGTCAATAGGAAGCAGATTATTGATGCCGGTTTCTACCCTACAGGGAATATGTTTGTAGAGGACAATAAAATAGTGTGCGGTTACCCTAACGATAGACCTGTATGGATGGCAGGGGATGACTTCTTCTTTCATAAAGTTCTTGAGGAAGGTTATGGTATGAAGCATATTACCGCATTTGATTCTTTAGTCTATCATATTATCGAAGGAGAAAAAGATGAATAATAAAAAAGTAATGTTGTATTGTCAAGTAGGTAGTTCTCTTGACATGGCTAAGTTTTCTATCAAGAGCGCTATTGAAAATGCAGGTCTTGCATATGGTGTAGAGTTTGATATTGTTTTCTTATGCTGGAAGACTTCGGATGAAGTCTATGAGTGGCTCAAAGAAAATAACTACAACTATGTCGATATGGAATACGATGAAGGTAAAGGGTTCTTATGGAATTTATATAAAGGCTGGAACTTAGGGTACACCGAAGGGTATAAAGAAGCTGACTATGTCTGTCCTATTGCGACAGACCACGCCTTTTATAAGGACTGGTTAGCCAACTTGTATAAGAATGCCGCCCCTAATAGAATTGTAAATTGTAAGTTGATTGAGCCGGGAACGTTACCCACATTACATACCGCCAGAAACTTAGGTCTTACTATTGAAGATGAATTCGATTATGGAGAGTTCGAAGAGTTTGCCGGTGGAATTTATAAAGCCGGTAAAGACACTCTTATTATGGGGGAAGAAGCCTATACTCATAGACTAGATGCTATGCCTTTTATGGTAGCTAAAGATGTGTGGGAAAGATTTGGTCCTATGGCACAGGAGCTTATTATGGACCAGCGAGACTGGGCTGGCGGACATGTTACTGGAGATACTGATTTCTTTAATCGTTGTAAGGCTGGAGGAGTTGAAGTAACCAAAGCTTTGGATGCTATTAGCTATCATTGTGGTGGCGTAGAAACTAAACGTAATGAACAAAAAGGAATATACACATGAAAATAGGAATCATGGGTGTTGGCGCTGTTGGCAGTGCTATTAAATATGGCTTTGAAAAACTGGGGCACGATGTCCTTGGATATGACACAGCAGATTTTGAGACCGAGTTTCGTGACGTACTACACACGGATATTTGTTATATTTGTGTGCCTACCCCAAAAAATGAGGATGGCTCCTGCAACGTAAGCATTGTGGACAAATGCGTAAGAGACCTTATCGCAGCCGACTACACCGGTATTATAGCAATTAAATCTACGGTTTCTCCGGGTACTACACAAAGATTTATCGATTCGTTTGGAGAGAGAATCTGTTTTGTGCCAGAGTTTCTTCGTGAGAGATGCGCCATCACGGATTTTATGGAATCGCATGATGTGTGTATTATAGGCACGGAGGATAAGGAGGTGTTTAAGGCTATTAGAAAGTCTCATGGTCGTTACCCTAATAAGGTTGTACAGGTGTCCCCAACGGAAGCTGAGATGTGCAAGTATTTTAATAATGTATACAACGCTACATTGATAACATTTGCTAACAGCATGTTTGAAGTGTGTGAGGTTCTAGGTGCTAATTATACTGCAGTTAAAGAGGCGATGACTAAACGTACACATATTTTTGATAGGTACTTAGATTGTAACGACAAGACACGAGGGTTTGGTGGAGTGTGTTTGCCTAAAGACACTGCCGCGTTGGATAGTTTGTGCAAAGACCTTTCTATCGATGTAGAGTTATTCAAGTGTTTACTAACTGAAAACAGTAAGTATGAAACCACAGTTTTTGAAGGCATGAGAAAATGAAAACAGTATTAGTAACAGGAAGCCAAGGGTTCATCGGGTCGTACGTGTGTACGGAGCTGTTAAACAAAGGGTATAAAGTAATAGGGGTGGACAACTACTCAAAGTACGGAGAGGTACAAAGAGCTCACGACACTCATGAACATTTTCGCCTTATTGAGTGCGATGTACGATATCTTAGCAATCATCTCGACAAACTTTCTGACGTGGAATACATTATAGCAGGTGCAGCCATGATTGGAGGTATTAGTTATTTCCACAAGTACGCTTATGATTTGTTAGCGACCAACGAAAGGATTCTCGCCGAGACCTTTGACGTTGCCATCAACTTGCGCCTTCATGGGAAGCTAAGCAAAGTGGTAGTGCTGTCTAGTAGCATGGTATTTGAGAACACAGGCGTTTACCCTACCCCTGAAAGCGAGGTAGAGGTAAGTCCCCCACCTCTAAGTACTTACGGGTTCCAGAAGTTGGCTTCGGAGTTCTTTGCAAAAGGAGCGTGGGAACAGTACGGCATCCCTTACACTATCATTAGACCATTTAACTGTGTAGGTATTGGGGAGGAGGAGTCGTTACAGGATGAGGAGTATTACGTAGGCAACCACAAACTACTGATGAGCCACGTATTACCTGACCTAATCCATAAAGCACTTACTTTAGGTCCTAATGAAAAGCTGCCTATTTTGGGAGACGGTTCACAAGTAAGATGTTATACCAATGGGAAAGATATTGCCCGAGGTATCGTTATAGCTATGGAAAGCGAAAAAGCTCTTAACGAAGACTTTAATATTTCTACTCCCACACCCACGACGGTTAAAGAGTTGGCGCAGGAGATTTGGAGCCAACTGTACCCAGTAGGACCCCAATTAGATTTTGAGTACCAAGAGCCGTTTATGTATGATGTACAGAAACGAATACCGGACGTTAGGAAAGCAGAAGAGCTTCTAGGGTTCAAAACCGAAATCAGTTTATCTGAAAGTGTTGGAGAAGTAATAGAATGGATGAAACAAAAATTAGTAAAGTAATAGACAGTATTATAAAAGACACAATTCACGAGTTCCCTTCAGGAGCTCATGAGTTGGAGCAGGTGCCTTGTCCTTTTGAGAATTTGTTAAGTTTTGGGGAGCTAGTAGACCGACTGTCAATAGTAAACTTTAAATTGTACAACCTGAAAGATAAGGTTATGGAAAGCGAGGACCTTGAGTTTAAGGCTTGGGCTTCCGAGCACGACGTAATTCTGGTCGAGGAAAGAGCTAGATTAAAAAAGTGCATAGATTTAAAACTTTTATCTATTATAAAGGGAGCCAACTCAGGCTCGGACACGTTTAACCCCGAAGTAAAGAGGTACGGAAAATGAAAGTATTAGTAGTAGGTGGTGCAGGGTACATCGGAGGATGTACCGTAGACACGTTAATTGGCGGCTCTGGTCATGAGGTTACTGTATATGATAATCTCATGTATGAAAATATGTATTTAAAGCCGGTTAAATTCATCGCAGGGGATATTAGAGACCCTGAGCTTTATACTGATATCTTACCGAACTACGATGCCGTGGTCTGGTTGGCGGCTATAGTAGGGGACGGTGCTTGTACCGTTGACCCCGCTCTAACCACCGAGGTTAACTACACTTGCGTGAAGCGCTTGGTTGATAGTTATAAAGGACGAATCGTCTTCACTTCTACGTGTTCTGTTTACGGTAAGAATGACGCAATCATTGACGAAGAAGCAGAACCAAACCCCCTTTCCCTGTATGCTAAAACTAAATTGCAGGCTGAGCAGTACCTCGTGGAAAACCATAAAGACTATCTTATTTTTAGATTAGGGACTTTGTTCGGGCTTAGCGACCAGTACTCTAGACTTCGTTTGGATTTGGTTGTTAATATCTTAACGAAGAAGGCTACTAGCGGGGAGGACCTAACTGTCTTTGGTGGAGAGCAATGGAGACCGTTACTGCACGTTAAAGATGTAGCGAGTGCCGTTGCGTATGGCTTAGATAATAGTATTGCAGGTTTATATAACCTTAGCTATGATAACTTTACTATCAGTGAGTTAGCCCGCACAATTCAAGGGCAGATTCCAGGCGTTAATATCGTGGAAACTGATTTGGCATTTGAGGATATGAGAAATTACAAGGTTAAAACGGACTTGTTCGCAGCGACGGGATGGACCCCAATGTGGACATTGGCTGACGGCATTAGTGAGCTACACACAGTAATGAAAGAAGGTAGAATCACGAACGCGAATAATCCGGTTTATAATAACCACGCATACATGAAATCAAGAGCAGTAGCAGAGGGGTGGGTATCATGAGACCGTGGACAATAGATGGTGGAGTTGCCGTCGATGACAGGGGTTCTGTACGGTTTGTTAACGATTTTACCTTTTCAAATATTAGTAGGTTCTACCAAGTAGAAAACCATAAACGCGGTACTGTTAGAGCATGGCACGGACACAAAACAGAAGCAAAATATGTGTATGTAGTGAAAGGCTCAGCTAAAATAGCAACAGTATCAATGCGCGAAGATGACCCTACTCCTAAAGTATGTGTTATGAGCGACAAAAATCCCCAAGTACTTTACGTTCCGGAGATGCATTACAACGGGTTTCAAACTTTGGAAGAAGATACGATTGTTATGTTCTTTTCTACAAAGCCGTTAGAAGATAGTTTAAAGGACGACTTCAGAGAAGATTGGAACAAGTGGAATGTCTGGGAGGATGACTACAGGTAATGGCAGTAGAGACTCGGGTACGAAGCCTTCTCAAGACCGTAGTGTGGAGAGTAGTTGCAACGGCTAATAGTTACCTGGTTTTAGTCTCTGATTTCTGCCAAACAAATATAGAGAGCGCTGTTCTAATGAACATTACAGGGTTCTTTATTTTTTACGCGCATGAGCGTGTATGGGCACACATAAAATAAATAAAATGGCAAAAGTATTAGTATTAGGTTCAACGGGGATGTTAGGTTCTCAAGTAATGAAAACTCTCAAAGAGAAAGGTCATACTGTTAAAGGGACAATTCGTCCTTATAGCTCTCAGCAGCCACTGGCGACAGCTATTAAATCCCAACACTCAGACCGGACAGAAGGGTTGGTAACCTTCGACGCTTACCATGACCGTGAGATGGCTCTTATCCCTATGCTGGATTGGGCTGATTATGTTATTAACTGTATCGGAATAATTAAGCCCTTTATGGACAAATACATGGCAGCGAGTATTAAAGTTAACTCTATCTTTCCAAGGATGATGGCTCAGATGATAGAAAAGTTTGACGGTAAGACTAAGTTCATTCATATCACGACGGACTGCGTTTACTCAGGGCAACAGCCTACGGCTTCGGTGGAAAGCACCCCACACGACGCTCTGGACGAGTACGGAAAGAGCAAGTCTCTAGGTGAGCCGGTTGATACGTGCATGGTTCTTCGAACCAGTATTATAGGTGAGGAAATGGATAAACACGCTAGTCTAATTTCATGGGTTAAATCCCAAAAAGGGGAAGAGATTGATGGGTACAGCCACCACTTATGGAACGGTGTAACCACGGCTCAATACGCTGACGTAATACATCAGATTATGGAAAAAGAGTTGTTTGAAATTGGTTTGTTTCACGTACATTCTAATACAGTAAACAAGTTTCAACTAATGAACATGTTGAATGAGCGATTTGATTTAAGTCTCAAGATTAATGAGGTGGAAGGGTTCCCTGTAGTGAACAGGGCTCTGGCTACAGAAAAAGGTCTTATGGATAAATTAGAAATTCTACCATTGTCTGAACAGATTAAAGCTATATAAAGTATGAAACGATTTACCAAATTCCGTCACTTTATGCCTGGTAGCCCTATGTGGAGAGAGGAGCAAGCGCGCATACTCGCCGAAGAAGAAGCAGCTAAAGCTAAGCCTAAAAAGACTACCAAGAAAAGCACCAAGAAAAGCACCAAGAAGTAGTCCAAACTAGCCAGCCATGCCTATAATAAGGCATGGCTAGTATTCTAGATGATATATGTAAGCGCCTTGACGGCGCTAGTTTGCTTTCTGAGGAAGGGCAGGTTTACGGTTACGTAGACTCCGGCTCCTACGCCCTTAATAAGATTATTTCGGGGAGGTACGATGGCGGTTATCCTATTGGAGCGATTACCGAAATTTACGGAGAAAGTAGTACGGCGAAAACAGTTTTTCTAACACACGCTTTTGTAGGAGCACAAAAGAAAGGCTACTACACAGTCATGATAGATAACGAGCACGCCTACTCACCGTCTTTTGCCAAGACATTAGGCGTAGACCCAGAGAGGCTAATCTATCAAATGCCAGAGACAATGGAAGATTGTTTTGAGGCTATTGAGACTGTTATTGGAGCTATTCGGGAGCACGATAAAGACACCCCAATTGTTATCGGTTACGACTCCATTGGAGTTTCTCCTACCCGAAAGGAAATGGATGATACGTTTGGAAAGAACAGCGAGATGGGTGGAGCTCTACGAGCGAAGGTAGCAGGTCAATGCCTGCGTCGAATTAACCCACTTCTCCGCAAGCACAAGGCGGCACTCCTTATTGTAAACCAAGTACGAAGCAAGGTAGGTGTTATGTTTGGTGACCCTCGCACTAAAGCGGGTGGAGGTAAAGCACTGCTTTACTACTGCGGCGTTTCTTTGGAAACACAGTCTGCTAAGAGCGATGTCCTGTATGATGACCTGAAGAATCCTATAGGTATTAAAGGTAATATTAAATGTGTTAAGAATAAAGTTACCGTACCTTATCAGGAATGTGAGTTTAGGTTAGTGTACGATGAAGGTCTGCGACGAGATACAGGGCTGACCACGTTCATGGCTAAGAAAGGGCAGGTGACGGTACCTTCCAAAGGTTGGTATAGTGCTGATGGCGGCAAAACGAAATCCCGAGCCGTCGACTTAAATAAGGTTCTATGTGAGAGAATTGAGAAGGGAGAAATTGAATGAAGCTCCATAAAATAGAGAAATTCATGGATGCTCGGGGGTGGAGTATGAACGATATTTACGCTTGTACCCCTGTGGGTAGCACCGATGATTACCAAATCAATTATTCGGTACTGTACCCAGGAATTATTAAAGCGTGGCACCGTCACAAACATCAGAATGATTTCTTTTGCGTGTTGCATGGCACCGCACAGGTCGGGATATACAATCCCGATACACAGGAAGCCACCAAGCTCTTTGTCGGGGATATGAATCCTCAGATAATCGAGATTGAAGCGGGAGAATGGCACGGTCTGACAGCCGTGGGACCACAGCCTGTAGGTTTACTGTATCTTGTTACTAACCAATATAACCCAAGCGAGCCAGATGAAGAGCGGGCTAGCTGGGCTTCCTTTGTAGGCTCTGAATGGTGGCTACCAGAAAACAAATGATGCCAGAAATTGTTAATGAGGTCTTAGGCTTTATTTTAGCTGTTGGTCTCTTGTTATGGTTGGGAGCGTCTCCTGTGATAGCAGTAAGAAGTTTAAAAACCGTAACAAAACCCTCAAAAAAGAAAGGGGTAGAAATCCCCAAGAAACAGTGGAGAAAGATTTCTGACCACATACGAACCACCACGGCTCCTCCTATTGAGAAGCCATCTAACGTAATAGACTCTTGTAGTTCTAAATACGAAATAAACGATAATTTTAGTTGGAATAATGAGCATAGTCGCAGTAAGAGGAAAAGGCTACTTCACAGGTAGTCAGTGTAAAGCTGGCTACAATGTAGTCCGTAGGTATCAGAGAGCAGATGAGCCTTGTGATAAGACGGATGTGTTTGAGTGGCTAGGAGCGTTTAAAACCGAGGCTGCTGCTAATAAGTACATTAAAGCAAATAATTTAAAAGATACTACTGAAATAATTGAGTACAAGAAACCGAAAACCCCCTAGATAAGGTGGAGTTTATTATGAAATATCTCGGAGAAGTAAAGAAAAAATCTGGAAATAAGGAGGTTAGCGCCGACAAAATGGGTCATTTAGACAGTTCAAAGAAGTCTAGAGTTCCTGTCGTGGGGTCTATCTCGCAAGCCATGTCTAAGCATGAGTACGGTTTTATTTTTACAACTCCTAAGTCTGACAGGATTTATGTCATTACGCAAGGTACCTGGGGCGAAAAATCTGACAACAAAGTTGTTAAAGGATTTCCCGGAACAACCGCTATTGAGAAAATCAAAGGTTACGGCAAAAGGACTAAAGTTAAACACGGTCCTGCGAAAGCCCCTACTTCCACCGAAGACGCTGGAAAGAAGGGCTACGCCACCCGTAAAATGAAGGACGGAAAGAAACGACGAAAAGACCTAGACTAATGGCAAGAAATTATATCCCTAAGCGCTCATATTTTTCTGAAACGCGTGTTCAGAAGATAGCGAAGGAGGTTATGAAAGATTGCCAGCAGGACAGGCAAAAAGCGTTAGAGATGTTTCAGTATTTCTTGAAAATGGTCGAAAATAATCCAGAGGATGACAAGGCGAAAGCTGAAATGTCTAAAGCCTTGGATTTAGCTCAAAGCTCAAATGATAAGGTAGTTAAAGTACTGGACATGATGCTGAAGATGACCCAACATGAAATGAAAGATAAAAAACCAGACGAATTCTCGTTTGAACAACTCCAAAAATGAACGACCCATACATACTTTATAGCCCCGTTATCGACAACTTCATTAAGATTAAAAAGTTGTCTGAAAAGGAATGCCTAGTTATTGTAGAGGAGCTTAGAGGAAAAGTTAAAAGCCCTAAGTTCAAAATAACTAATTACGTTAACTACATGATTAGTTTGCTGGTTGATAAGCATGAGACTTTAATTAAGGGAAACGGGGAAGGAACTCACGAAGCATTGTTTGAATGTGTATGTGAAGTTTATCCTGGATTTTCTATAGAGCTTTTAAACAAAACTCTTAATGATGGATTTGAGGACGAATCTGAGGTTGGCGTATCCGTTTCAGGTCTAACTCTTCCGCAGGTGGAGAAGATTGAAAGGAAAATTAAAAGTTTTTTAGTCGGTCAGGATTCTGCGGTATCAGAGGTTGTGAAGTGCATTAAATTAATGTCCTCAGGATTGGAAGGCTCCACTTCAATGTTTTTCATCGGACCTACAGGAGTAGGAAAGACGGAATTAGGCAAGTTACTAGCCAAGTGTTACTTAGGCACGGATAAGAGGTTACTGAAGGTAAACTGTGCCGAGTACTCAGGCTCACACGAGTACGCTAAGCTCATCGGAAGCCCTCCAGGGTATATCGGTCATAATGAAAAGGGAATCCTTACTGAGTGCGCTAAGAAGTCGTCTCAATGGATTCTACTGTTTGATGAGATAGAGAAGGCATCTGACAAATTACATAATCTCTTACTAGGCTTATTAGACGAGGGCAAAATTACCGATTCACATGGCACGGTTCTGGATTTCACTAATACCATCATCTTATTCACTAGTAATGTGGGTGTTAAAGATGTCGTAAATAGAAAAGCGATGGGATTTGGTGCTGAGAAGATGTCATATGCAGATTCCCGGGCTGAGGTGGAAGAAGCGTTCAAGGATACATTTTCTCCGGAATTTATTAATAGACTAGACTCTATTGTGTACTTCAACACCCTAAATAAAGATGACGCTAAGCATATTGCTCGTCTTAATCTGAAACATCTCCCTATACGAGTTACGAAGAAGCTCGTGGATTGGGTTGTCGAAGAATCCTTTTCGGAGGACTTTGGGGCGAGGAACATCAAGCGTTTTATTAAAAATAATATAACCTTACAGGTAGCTGATAAGATACTAGAGGGCAATGCAGACACAGTATTTTCTCCGGTATTTTCTAAAAATAAATTTCAAGGATTAAAATGACATCTAAAACAAACGCCCCCCTTCGCTTTTCTATAGCGAACATTATAACTTTATCGTTATCTTTGATTTCGGTGGGAGTTACGTTTGGCATCACTGCACAGAGGCTGGCGGAGATTGAGAACCGGGTTGCTGTATTAGAGGACGGTACATCCAAATCTTTGAATGAAATTAGAGAACAATTAATTCAGCTCAGAGTGGACACCGGGAAGATGGCTAAAGACGTAGAATGGCTCCGGTCGACCGCAAAGTCTGATGAGTAAAGGACTTAAGTTTTACCAAATTTAGGGTCAAAACTGCCCCCAAAGTGCTATAATAATATGTAACGAGGTAAAACAACCCTCCGAACAAAGGTAAAACATGAAAGATAAAAAATTTAACTACAAAACCGCGTCTAGCGATAAGTCCCCACGTGTGTTGATTACTACTGAGAATCAGCACGTTCTTCGTGGGTTTAACATTCATTATATGACACCCAAACAAATTGGGCAGATTCGTAAAGAGTGGAATATGGTTCGTAACCAGCCTTGGACCAACGCAACTAAAGAGCGTGTAACTATCCGCCGTGCGGGTAAGTTCGCGAAAAACTGTTTCCGTTCATACAAGAAGCCTAATATTACCAAGTGGTATAACAGCTAGTAAGTACTGGAATTATATTAAAGGACACAAGTAAAACTTGTGTCCTTTTTTAATTGTTTTTGCTATAACATGTTATGAAAGGAATCGTACTAGCAGGGGGACTCGGAACTCGGTTGCGCCCTCTTACATACGCTACTAACAAACACCTGCTTCCAGTGTTTGACAAGCCTATGGTTTACTACCCTATCCAATCTTTGGCACAGGCAGGTATCACAGATATTATGGTAGTAACAGGCGGACAACACGCGGGAGATTTTATTAAAGTATTAAAAAACGGAGAAGATTTTGGACTGGAGAGACTCAGCTACGCTTATCAGGAAGGCGAGGGAGGCATCGCGGATGCGCTCGCTATGGCAGAAACATTTGTTGGGGGTGACAGTTGTGCTGTCGTTCTTGGTGATAATATCATTGCTGATGATATCACTACTGCTGTTTCCCATTACAATGATTTGGACGGGGCTGTTATCTTTACTAAAGAAGTTGACGACCCGGAAAGGTTCGGCGTGATTAAGTTTGATGATACAGGAACCATTATAGAAGATATTATTGAGAAGCCTACTAACCCCCCTTCTAATGAAGCTGTTATAGGGCTGTATATGTACGATAATACAGTGTTCGATAAGATTCGTTCATTGGCACCGTCACAGCGCGGTGAATTAGAGGTTACGGACCTAAACAAAATGTACTTAGGAGATGGCAAGCTAGAGTCCTGTAAGATTAGAGGTACATGGATTGATTGTGGTACGCCTGAATCTCTGGCAAGAGCAACATTTAAATTTTACGAAGATGCAAAAGAATAAAAAAATAATTATCACGGGGGGCTATGGATTCATCGGCTCTCGCTTTGTTAAGGCAGTATATGATAAGACTAACTATGAAATACTGGTTATCGATAGTATAACTTATGCCGCTGATTTCAATAGAATCCCGGACAGGATTAAGGAGGATATCGACAGATTTAGGTTCTTGTCTAAAGATATCTGTGACGTTACTTGCGAAGACTTAAAAGGTGCTACTTATTTGGTTAACTTTGCGGCAGAGTCCCATGTTGATAACTCCATCACCGACGGCAAACCTTTTATTAGAAGTAATATTGAGGGAGTGTTTAATTTGTTGCAGTGTGGAGGAGGTACTGTTAAGAAGTTTATTCAAATATCAACGGATGAAGTTTATGGGGACATGTACGACCTAAGAGGAAGACAGTATGCGGATGAGTCTTTTAGACTTCGCCCTAGTTCATACTACTCAGCCTCGAAAGCGTCGGCTGACCTGTTAGTACAGGCGGCTGCTCGTACCTTTGGAACCCCTTACATTATTACGAGAAGCTGCAACAACTTTGGACCAGGACAGCATAAAGAAAAATTCCTCCCAACAATCTTTGATTCCATAGCAAACGATAAGGACGTTCCGGTATATGGGGATGGTCTTCAGTCGCGTGAGTGGATTCATGTAGATGATAATGTAGAAATCATTTTAGAGCTAGTATTATCCAATGTTAAGGACGAGATTTATAACATTGGTTCCGGGTACCATTACAAGAATATTGAGCTCGTGAACTATATTGGTGAGTGTTTAGGCACTAAAGTTAAACGTGTTCCCGTGGAAGATAGACTTGGTCACGATAAAGTTTATAGGCTTAATTGTAAAAAGGTAGAAGGGTTTCTAGGAGAAAGAGTATATCAATGTTTGGAGGGATACTTAAAAGATGAAGCTAAAGGGCTGCAGGGTACTTCTAACAGGAGCTAATGGAAGGCTAGGACAAGAACTTATACCTTTATTAGAGGCTGAAGGAGCGGATTTATCCACTCCTTCTTCTTCTGTCTGGGATATCACGAAAAAGTCTTATCCGCAGTATTTAAGTACTTGGAGCCCTGAGCTAGTTATTCATTGCGCCGCTTACACGGACGTGACGGGAGCGGAGAGGGAAAGAGGGGACGTTATCGACACTAACATTGTAGGTACCCTCAACGTAGCACAGCTTTCTCGCATGCACCAAGCTAAACTTGTGTACATTTCTAGCGATTACGCGGCGGTACAGCCTATGGGAATGTATGCTTTTACTAAATTAGCAGGAGAGAGTTTTGCTAGACCTAATGATATGGTAATCCGTACGTCATTTAAATCTCGTGGAACTTGGGGGAAAAATGCACTAACAAAGGTGTTTCACCCCGTATTTACTAACGCTGATTGGGTAGATATAATAGCGGGTAAGATTCTAAAAGCAATAAAACTTGATTTGACGGGTATAGTTAATATCGGAACCAAGAAGAAGACTTTAAAGACTCTTGCTCAACAGGAATATCCGTATGTGGACATAATTCCTGTCCGGGAAGCGGATGCTCTAGTAGGATATAAGTATCCTAGGGATTGCTCGATGGATTTAACTATATAATATTATGGCAAACGATACTACACCAGCACTCGGAGGAGGTTATGGATTTACTCTTAAGGATTCTAATCAGAACGTCCGAAATTACGGCAGTCTCAGCACAACCTCCGTTGAGATAACAGGAACCAGTGATTACGGTCTTCTACCGGCAGTCGCTGGTCGAACCTATTACATTTGGGGAATGAACCTAACAACGGATAATTCCGCAGCATTTGGGGGTTTCTTGGAGGATTCTGATGGAACTGAGCTGATGGCGGGGGTATGCAACCTACAAGGACCGTTCTTCCTGAATCTTGAAATCCCTATAAAAATTACAACTGGAAAAGGATTACAGTTTGATAGCTTGGCTGGAGCAGGGTCTAGAGAGTGTTGGGCTCTAATATTTTACACTCAGAGGGATGACTAATGGTTAACGATACAGTAAATTGGGGAAATGATATGGGAGTTTTTTCGGGAACTCCTTTAAATGCATACGAAACGGGTCATTGTCTGACTATGTGTTCTGCTTTGAAGAATGGTATCACTACCTCAGAACTCCATCCTGTTATAGCGGCTCCCACTAACGGAAGAACGATATTTTTGTGGGGGTGGGCTGCCGCCACCGCTGGAAATAGCAACTCTCAGTCTTTAGTTGCCGGTTTGAGAAATACAGGAGAATCCGTGAATAAGATAAGGGTGCAGTCTTCCTTACCAGGACCTCAATTCGTCAGATTAGCTGTCCCGGTAGAATTCCCGGACGGGGTAACATTAGACACAATTAAAACGGCGGAGCTCGGCGTCGGCGGTAATAATTACCTCACACTGATATACACATTATCTTAACCTATGGCTCCAGGCAGCAACGACTCGATTGATGTATCATCGGTAATCGACCCAGATAAGGTTGGAGGAACACCAGTTGATACAGTCAGACCGGGGGATGGAACGGACCATCGCCAGATTATTGTATTGGGTGACCCCCATACCATTGGTGGAGTTGCTGGTGTCGTAGATGGTCAATTAGTTGTATCCGCTGGACCCACTTCCTCGATGACCGTGGCTGGGGCTACTGCGAATGTCCCTGTTGTTAGAGCTTTAACAGACGCCGTTCTGAGTGTTGATAACATTGAATTTGGGGATGTCAATATAGGGGGCACGGTTCATACGTCCTCTATCGGAGGCAAAACAGTATCTGCTTTAGTTACATCCGGTGTCACTGACCTCCTTCATATGGCAAAGTTAGATAGTATTGAAGGTAAATTGGATACTATAGACAGTGTTTTAGATGACATTAAAACTGGAACTGATTATTTAGATGAAATTAAAACTGGAACTGATTATTTAGATGAAATTAAAACTGGAACTGATTATTTAGATGACATAGATGCGGACACTAATGCTATTAAAGGCACTTTGGATGACCATCTAGAAGAAGGATTCAACAACGTATCGGGTGGTTTATATCACACTTCCGCAGGTCTGTTTAATGTTTCATCTACTATTAAAGGGCACATTGGGACTTGGTTGGACAACGTGCGGGTTAACCATACCGAGACTCCCGCCGTATCCGCCATGCGTGTCGCTTTACCTGTCGTAGCCGGTGAGTCTGGTGGAGCAACGAACCATCCAACAAATTTCTCTAGACTAGACACTTCTGGTCTCTCCTCTATTAATGGTAGCGGGCTTATGACTCACGCTATTATGGTTGGGGATAGGTGGCAACCGATGAGGCAGACAGCTACTGGGCGAATTGGTGTTGAGGCGCGTATTGTATATCCGGACTCCCTAACCCAATGGATTAACCAGGGTGACTTGGGCTATACCGCCGATGGCGTGGGAGAGGTTAGTGCATTAAGAAACTTGATGTACGTCAGTGGTAACGATACCGAGGCTTTCCCCCTAATGGGAGACACGGGTGTTAGTGCCTTATACACAAGCGGAGTTAATGATTATAATTTATCTAATATTACGGGTTCAGGTTTAGGTGACATAATTACTGTAAACTCTTCTGGTTTAGGAGACCTCATTACTGTAAACTCTTCTGGTTTAGGAGACATAATTACTGTAAACTCTTCTGGTCTGGGGGATTTAATTACTGTAAACTCTTCTGGTCTGGGGGATTTAATTACTGTAAACTCTTCTGGTTTAGGAGACATAATTACTGTAAACTCTTCTGGTCTGGGGGATTTAATTACTGTAAACTCTTCTGGTTTAGGAGACATAATTACTGTAAACTCTTCTGGTCTGGGGGATTTAATGACGCAATTACGAGAAAAGTGTCTACCTGTAAAACAAACATTCTGTCATGAAAATTGGACCTTCTCCAGCGATATACAAGCTCTCTCAGGGAATGGGTGCTTAGATGCATCTTCTTGTAACCCATGGATGGGTTTCTGGTTTGATACTATCCACGCACCAACCGTAAGGAACGCTAGCTGTACCCCCGAGGTCATATCTGATGTAGGTAATGATAAGGGAGACGATGGCGATACAGGTCTAACAATTCGAGGTAGCGACGGCGGCGGCAATGGTGGTGGGATTGGTGGTCCGCCCCACGACCACACCGAAAAGACCGGAATACAGGGGGACCAAAATAACCCTGACTGGGGAGAAAACGCGACCGACAGAGGTCCGGGTTATGACTTAAACAAAGCCAGTGCTAGCAATCGAGGAGAATCTGAATACGCATTGGAGTGGCACGGCGGAGCTACGAGCGGCACTGTTCACGACATACCTCCTGATGAGTGGTATTGCCAACACGCTGTTAAGGTTGATGATGGTGATAATGAGGCAACTGAACTAGCCTTTAACCATAACCTAATGCCTATCGTAGCGCCTAGGAAGGCTGGCGGAGTTTGGGTTGCGGGCAAGGAAGCGATATCTAAAACCGCTTTTGTCAGGTTAGACAGACCGCATAGCGTTAACCCTCCATTAGGATGGATTCCTAATGGGTGTAAGCACTTTTCTGAAAGTCCAGGGGGACAGATTGATAATTCATTCTCCGGCACGGTACGTATGACCAACAACCCGTTTGACATTAGACCTTCAGAGAATACGGGCTTCGGGTGGTCCTGGTACGACGCAATATCATTACCTAAGAATGTCTCTGCTACGTCTCCTAGCGCAAACGTATCCCCATCAGGAGAGCTTTGGGACTGGGCTGGTGCTTCAGCAACCGCAGCCGGGACGAACTACCAAGGCGTGAGCTACGCACATTGGGGGGTTAATCAAACTCTCGCTACCGCAGAAGCACAAAGCCCTCACATCCGTGAAGAAACCGGCGCCGTCGGGAAATGTCTGGTTGTTTCTGGTGGTTATGGAATGTTTGAAACTAGCAGTTGCGCCGTCGTACCCGAGCATTTTGCGTATATAAAAGACTTTAGCTCTTGCTGGGCTGTTCTTAGCTCTAATACAAACGTTCACCACGAAACCGTTACATTGCCGCATGGCACGGTGGTGGAAACACCAGCCTTAGAACCCAACACCGAGTACTTGATAACCGCAGAGGTTTCTTGCGTTAATGCAGGGTCTACGTATCGAGGTCAAGATTATTCTGGAGCGTTATTTGTGTGGGGAGGAACTTGTTGGGAATCTTCTGCTCAATGTTATCCAACCTATAATGGGGGTGGGGGTCTGCAGTCTCCAAATGAAGACAAAATCCACGACCTTCAGGTGTTCCACTCCCTACAGAGTCCGTATATTTTAGCAAAGGCGAGACATATAAACGGCAACCAAGACACTAGAGCTAATTGGGGTAACAACACCACATATCAGGACTTAGGGGTTGTATCTTCCACGTTTAAGACGGATGCGTCATCTACTAACCTTGTATTGGGTTGGGCAGGGCTAAGGGACATTAGCCAAGGTTACGCAAACAATCACACAGACGTTTGGTGTATCCGTAATATATCTCTTTATAAGAAGTATTACAATACGTGTAAACGTGTAGTATTACATGGAATTACTATGGACTCAGCCGGAGACACCTCCCTGAAAGAGGATGCGTGGAATATCAAACCTGGGAAACCTAAAGGTACAATGACAGTTTACGACGGAAAGTACCCCACGAACCATGGATTTGACCCGCATTGGGCTGGCTGGGCGGGGATTGCGTTTAGTGCTAATCCCTCAGGTCCCCCAGCTAGCGCTCTGCAATCGTATGGAGCGTTAAACAACACTCAACATGAATCAAACGTACACGCTGAATACAGACACCACGGGGATGCAGTGGGTATGACTAGACAAACCACTTTTGACCCTCCTGTACCTTGTCACCCAGGTTACCCGGTGAGAGTAATGTGTACGGAAGAGTGGAATCCCGACTTTACACCTTTCATAGACAAAAAGAACCAGGGAAGCGACCTCACTATATTAAACCACGGGGTGCGACCTAGTGATGTATACTGGAATGGTACTATTACCTACTCCATAGAAACTCTGAAGGACGCAGTGGCGCCCGTAATGACGACTGATACACGTAATCCTAATCAATTAGAAACACCTAACACGGACAAGTGTACATAAGATATGGCTACTAATATTGACCCAACACGTAACTCACCTTTATCTCGGACAGGAGAATGGGGAGAGCAGAGGAATTATGCGCGGTACACCTTTGAGCCTGCTGACGACTCTAAGATTCAGACTGACCCAATACCAACCGCAGGGTTTGAGTACGCTGTTATATTGTGGGACCCGGATTCCGATGGGACAAAACTAGATTTCGATAAAACCTCGTATTTAGCGTATGACGCTAACACAGGCACGAAATACATTAAGGAAAACCCAGAGTGTGGTGTGGTTATAGCCACGGAGACCAAAGTAGGTTACATAGGAATGCCAGCTCTACCCGCTCAGTTGGTTATCGAGACCCCCTGTGACGGCTCGCTGGTAGTAGAATTACACAATCCAGTAAACAGGAGAGTGAACTAATGTTTAATGAAACCAATTATATCTCAGCCAGTGCTGTAGACTTTGATGCCAACGGGGATATTGCTATGTCTGACACAACATTAATAGCCGCTCCCGGGACTGGCTACCGTATTGTTTTATACGGAGTAAACATGTCAATGGCTGGAAGCACGGCTTCTACCGCAGGTAGGTTGTACCTAACTGATGGGGACAAAGGTACCTATACTATTTTGTGGCAACTAAGATGCCAAGGAGTATACCCTGTACAAAGTGATATGACATTCCCAGTAGGTGTTAAGCTAAGTGCTAACACCGCCCTCAAGATTACAGGCGAGGAAGACTCCGCCCAGGCATACGCATTCGGTACAGTTTATTACCGTATTGAGCGCACGTAAGCATAAGTCAAAGCTATTATAAGACTGGGGGGGATGTAGCTCAGTCGGTTAGAGCGCCGGTCTTATATGCCGTAGGTCCCAGGTTCAAGTCCTGGCATCCCTACCATTATTACGTGCGTAAGTATAAGTCAAAGACTATAATAATACTAAGGGGTACTAGTCCAGGGTTCGACTCCCAGGCACCCTACCACGTAAATATAAGCGTTGCTATAAGTCAAGGCAAGGTATATAACAATGAAAACCCCATGGATAATAACTAATATGAAACAAGGAACAAAAGCAAATAAATCAGGATTGAAACTTGAATCCCAAGTTGAGAATCTTATCATCAAGAACTTGAAAGTAGACTCCGAGTATGCGAGTCGCTATAAGTCAAGAGAGGATAATGAGGATATTCTACTTAAGAATGTGCCATACACAAACATATATGGCAATACCAAATGTCGCTCTGAGTTTGTCCTCTGCTATAAGTCAAGAAAGGTAAGGATAGAATGTAAAACCCAACATTCTGCTGGGAGTGTCGATGAAAAACTACCTTACCTTTACATGAACTTTACACAAACAATACCAGAATCCGAAGCAATCATTGTGATTGAAGGAAATGGATTTAAGCAAGGGGCAAAAGAGTGGTTGAAAACGAATTGTAAAGGAACAAAGGTAAAAGTGATGGACTTATCTGAGTTTCAGCGATACATCATTAGTGGTATGCCGAAAATCGTTCCCTCAATACAGAATCGTATAAAAAACTGGTTGAGCGGTTAGCCATTATCATAATAGACATTTCTCCCCAATACAAACTCCTGAATACCCTAAACTACATAAATACTTATATGAATAACATTTCGTTTCGACTAAACATGGATGATGATGAGGTATTTGCCTTTTTCAATATTCTACCTTTGGCTCGCATAACTGCGTCAGAGAAAGAACGAAAAGCGGTTATGAGAATGATGGGATTCACAAGTGAGTCTTTATTTGTGAAAGAACTTGATTCTAGTAAGGTTATGCTAGAGCAATACTCTATACTATTATACCTCACGCATTTGAGAACAGAAGATAAAGCCTTGAGTAATTTTTTTAAGCGACTAACTTGGTTAGATAAGGAAATGGAACAAAGGGTTAGAGATATGTTGTGGATTGAAAATGACGCTCCTAGTAACGAAGAGTTGTCTAAATGGTTTGAGGTTGAGTCCGACAAAGAGTTGTAATCTGAGGTCGTGGGCGTGTTCGTAAGTGTAGGCGGGCAAAGGACTTACGAACGCCATTTTACCCCCTGAGCGTAACTGCTTTGCTGTAAACGACTTACACGAACCTGTAATATAAAACAAGTTTATGTAAGTATTTTTCTATTATGGCATAATAATACTTGACAGGAAGCACTTTTTTTGGTATAATATATGTTCAATGTGGGACTCACAAACTCCCATTTCAACTCAATACTAAAAGGAGGTAAAATGTTTGTAATAGATAAAATCAAGAAAGATATGATAGCGGAACTTGTTTCGCAAGAACAAAGTGTTCTATTGACAGGGGCAACAGGCTGTGGAAAGACTACTTTATGTAAGGAAATCGCTGATGACCTAGACATGAATGTGGTTATTGTAAACATGGGTTCGACACAAGATGCTCGCACTACACTAATTGGTTATCACACATTACAAGATGGTGAAACCAAGTTTGAGAAATCTGCTTTCATAAATGCGATTCAACAAGAAAATACTTTGATTATTCTTGATGAGTTGAGTAGAGCAAGTGATGATGCGTATAACATTATCTTCCCACTTTTGGATTTTCGTAAAGAGGTTCATGTAGAAGAAACAGGTGAAACTATTAAAGTTGCTGATGGCGTTAGATTTATCTCTACTGCCAATGTAGGTTTGGAATACTCATCTGCTCGTTCTATTGACAGGGCTTTACAAGACCGATTTATGATTTTCAACATTCCATACATGACAGGAAAAGAGTTGAAAGGATACATTAAGACTGTTCATGGTAAGGAGATTGCTTCTTCTATGGCTAACTTGTGTAGTGTTTATGATTATAGTCATCAACAATACGAAAAGTCTCGCATTTCTGCGAAAATGTCTCCTCGTATGATTCTAAACTGTTGTAGTTTAGTTGGTAAGTTTACTGATGCTGAAGTTATGAACAATGTTTTGTTGTCTATGTTTGAGCAAGATAGCAGTAGCATTACTTCTGACGCAAACATTATGCGTGAATACGCTGATTCTTTAGGAATGTTTAACTAATGAACGAAAGGGAAATAGACGCAACACTTATGAATAAGTGGTTGGGGGATAAGAAAATTACAGACTTATCTCCTAAGACTCTCTATGATATTCAGACTTTGATTGAGTATTACAGAGATGTGATTGTTCCCAATGTAGATGTGAAAGTTGGATTTCCTGTTGAGGGTATCCCATGTGCTGATACGGATAAGAAAGAAATCTTTATACCATATCATATGTTGAAAGAAGGTCGTGTTGATGAAACCATTGGTGCGATGATTCACGAACTAAGGCACATTGAAGATACTCCTGTAAAGGAAAAAACCGTAGCACCTATTTGGTCTTTACTTAATAAGATTCTAAATAGTCTCAAACTAGACAATGGAAAGACGATTGCGGAAGTTGTATTTTCAGATTCATCATATACGCTAAACGCTATTTTGCGTGAGCCTAAAGATGATGAGAGATATGACCCAAATCTGTTTTTTCTTCGTGAAGCGTGTGGAGTCCTTTTCGGTTTAGCAAATGCGACTGAAGATGTTAGGATTGACACTAACACTCCCCCAAACCTAAAAAAGTATATCGACAAGATAGACAAAAATGCTTTTGAGAAGTTTGAGGAAGCACGACAGAAAGGGGACATTGAGGATTGGGATTCTTTACATACCATGTTGTTCCGTTTCATATTTCATCATAAAGGTTACTACAATGACCCTTTGATTGAAAAGATTTCTCCTACAACAGAAGAAATCTGTGGGATGGGTTCTGTTGAAGCAATCACAAATGTGTTTGATAGATTCAGAGATACTTGCCAAGAAGAAGTTGCCAAACTATTTAATCAGTATGTTCCACCACAACCTAATGATGGCGATGGGGAAGATTTGATGGATATGTTTGATGACTATGTTGGAGATATGGTAAACGAAGAACTACAAAATGACCTTGCTAACCAAGCAGGAGATGATGGTGGTGCTACAAAAGGTATTACCTTAGAAGAGAAAAGTGTAGGAGATTTTGCTAAGACGCACGATACAACTACTGAAATAGAACAAACAGAAGGCGAGAAAACAATGTCGCATGATGACGCTGTTGAAAATGGGCAAACACAATGTAAGCCCTTCGCCAAAAAGGAAACTCCAATGAAGGAGTTTGCTAAAACAATGAACGCTGATGCTAGGACACAACTAATATCAGCAGAACTAAATGCTCAAATCCAAAACTTCTCTAACATACAAGTCCATACGACTACTGAGAACTTTGGAAGAGACACAAACACAACTTACGATACCGTCATTTTTGACGCAACAAAATAACAAAGGAGATTACAATGGTTAATAAACCCGAAATGTATCACATGGAGCATTACTTAAAAGATGCCCAATCACTACCCAAAGAAGCACTTGCTATCGTGTCCGAACAAGATATGTTAGGATATGAAAAGGAATACGCAGTTTACCAAAAGATTCAACAAGAGGCGGTTCAGAAATGTTCAACTCTTGTGAGCGAAGTAAAAGAGCGTATAAGTGTTTTGTTTGGAGGAAACTACTCTAAGCAATATAAGTATTTTGATAGAGCAGTTATGGGGGGCGAGATTTTGACCGACCAACATAACAGTTTGTTCCCTAAGCCAAATGTGGTTCGTGATTTAGTAGAAACTGCTAAACTGCGATGCCCTAATATCCAAACAGATAATAGTGTTGGTGGACGCAGTAATGAGAGTGTAGAAGAAATGAACTCAGCAGTATCATACTTGCTAGGAGAAGGTCTTACTCTTAATACTGATTTTACTGTTGGTAACGCTGTTGAAGTAGCGAAAGCAAGAAAGGCTACGGAGTTTCATGCTAACATGGCTTCAAAACTTAGAGGATACTTAGATGGAACGAAATTTCCTAAAATGGCGATGAAGGATAACTTCAAGGGAACAAGTTGTGTTGATGACGATTGTTTAAGTGAACACATTAAGTTTGATGCTATACATGACAAGTTTGACTGTAAATGTGGCAGTAATTCTTACAAAGGTTGTGTAGGAACAAACGCCGAAGGGTGTTGGGAGTTTTCTGTAACTGATGCCTAGAAGTAATACCGACAACATTTCCCTCTGTAAAGAGGGAATGTTCTCCGTCCAAGATTGGAGGACAGAGGATAACAAACATCTCCGAGATGTTATGTATAACCGATTCAAGAATCAAGTTTCATTGCTTCTTGAAAGTAAAAAACCAAAAGCCTTTCACTCAACTAAAGGTCGATTAGACCCTCGTAGAGCGTATAGGAGTCCGTTTAGTGATAATATCTTTTTACAAACTACAAAAGTGCCTAATGGAGATACTACTATCGTCATGTTAATTGACGGTAGTGGTTCTATGGATTGTGGCGTGGAAGTCTTTGGGAAAGGATATACTCGTATTGGTGTGTGTAATGCTATTGTATCCGCTTTTTCTAAAGCGGTAAACGATGTGTTAGGTAATGAAATCAAGATTGAAGTGTTCCTAAAGTCTGCCCCTTCCTATCATGGTAAGGCAATCACAGGAACTGATAACGGAAGTTTTGTTACTCTTACAAGAGTGTTTAGTAACTCTAATAAGAACTTGGACTTTGATAAAATCTTGAAGTTAGATTGTGTTTCTCCCATTAAGAGAGGTGGTAGCAACGATGGCAGTTATACTGCTGAGTATGCTGTGTTACCTGCTTTGTTAAAATGGATGAATAAGAACATTGTTACGAAGAATGTAGTTCTGTTTAATCTAACTGATGGAGATGCGTATTGCTCTTTGGGCAGTAACAATATGAGTTTCAATGACGAGGAAAATAAGCAAATGCGAATCAAGTATTTGAGAAATGTTCCTAACGCAACAATGTCTATCGGTGGCAGAAGTAATCATAACCATATGACCAATGTGTATGGGCAGAATGTGATTGAATGTGATGACGATGGTTTTCATGTTAAAATGTTTAATACCTTTATGACCTTTATTGGAGAAGCACTATGATTTCTAATGAACAATGGGAAAAGGTGGAGAAAAAGTATAAAAAACTTATGTGGCACATCTCGCACAGAATCGGACAAGACCCTATCACAAATGATAAGGCAGATTCTTACCAAGAGTTAAGCATAACTTGTTTAGACGCAATCCGAACTTTTGCCAAATCAACAAATACAGAGTTTGATGACTTCTTTGATACAGTAGCATTTGATAAGTATATTAAAACTTGTCTGTGGAACAAAAAGAATAATCAAGGAATGAAGATTGTAAAGAGAGAACCTTTGCGTAGGCAAATAACGATTGAAGAAAGTTTACTTACTGAGAAAGCGATAAACCCAAAAGAGGCTTTTGAACCTTTCGGATTAGAAAACTTTGATGCTAACTTACAAGAAATCATTGACGCTATCCAACAAGATGGCAAGATGATTAAGCCAAGCGGTAGAATAAATGTCAATCGCATGGCAACATACACAAACAAACCAAAGTCGCAAATCAAACATAGCATTGAACGACTACAAAAACAACTAATAAATGATTTCGGAGAATAGAAATGGCTAAAATAACTAATAAAACAATCCCTGTGGAAGCAACGATTACCACATTAAAAGGTGTAATGACCATCATCGAACTTTTGAGGACTGCCAACAATGTGTTTGACAGAGCAGGTTTTGAGAGTCCTTACAAAATGAATGACAACGATTTGGGTTTGCTTGCTTTTGGAATGGCATTATTTGATGGTAGTATCGACAATTACCGACATGATGGTATTTCTGACGAGGTTATTAAACCATTTAAGCCTTTGGTTGAATGGGTTAATGAAGAAGGAAATAGTGGTGTAACTAAGGTGTTTACTTCTTTTGTTGATACTGATAAGGTTGCTGTAAAGTTTGTTTATACTGCGAATAAGTTTGGTGTAGCAATCTCTAGAGGTTACTTACTAGACCTTGTTGCTAGGTATAACAACTTGGAACAAGAGCATAACAAGAAAACTGAAAATAGAAACGATTGGAGGAGAAACTTGCGTGTAGAATCTTCATGGTTTGTTCCACGAATCCTTGATGTAGCAAACGCACTTCGTGAGTTGGACACTAACATCGCAGAGAGTAACATTACTTTCTTCGATAGAACTCTCTTTAAGAATAGAGCAGGTCGTGGTTACAGTTATTACTCAAGGGGAACAGACTATTTGACTAGCCCACAAAGCAATCCATATCTTTCGCAGAGATACGAACAAGAAACTGTAAAGAATATTTTAATGGGAACTTATGGAGAACATTATAAGGAATCCGATTTGAGTAATATCAAAAGAGGTTCTTTAGATTATCGTGAAAAGGGTTTTCCTTTGCCTGTGGCACAAGCAGAACTTATCTATTCACGAAACTATAACAGTAAACTGAAAGGAGTAGAAACAAATGCCTAATTGGACATTTAATAACTTGGAAGTTGAAGGGAATGAAGCAAGCCGTAAAAAGTTTGCTTCAGACCACAAGAGTGTTAGGAAAACTTGGAAAAACGACAAACAAGACGGTTGCGAAACAGAACTTGATTTTTCAGCGAGTGTTTGGGATTCTGAATACGCTAAGAATCATAAATACTCTACTGATGGATACAGTTGGTGTTGTGAGCATTGGGGAACTAAATGGAACGCTTGTGAAGTTGATACCTATGATGATGGTGTAATGTTACATTATAGGTTTGATACGGCATGGAGTCCTCCTCACGATTGGCTTTTAGAAGCATCAAAGAAGTATCCTAATCTAACTTTCACTCTCACAGCCACAGAAGAAAGTGATGCTTTCTTGTATGGTGTAGAAGTAAGTAATGGTAAAATACTAAAACAGTATGACACAGGAGATGTTTTAGGTGCTGTAATGGAAAAAGCAGATATAACATTAGAACAACGAGTAGAATTTAATTCTAGTGATTGGTATGACGATGATGAATTACGAGAAATCTACTCATCAACTCAACACGAGATTTTAGGAGATAAAAAATCATGGTAAAGAAAAAAGAAAAACGATATGTAGTGGCACGAAAGTGTCATGCTATTGAATGGGTATTTGTAGATGCGACTACTGAAAAGGAAGCGGTTAAGTTCGCTAAACATAGTGATGATGTTGCGTGTGGTCATTTGGAGTTCGCAGGTTATCAAGATATAAAAACTTGGACTGCCGAAGAACTAGCACAGCCAAAACCAAGTGAGGTTCGATACGGAGATGTTTGTGATGACTGATAACATTAACCACCCCGAACACTATAATAGAGGTGTAGAAACTACTTCTTATATTAACTCTTGGTGTATGGATTTTGTTGAGGGTAACATTATCAAATATGTTACTCGATACAAATACAAGCATGGGGTAGAGGACTTGAAGAAGGCTAAATGGTATTTGGAGAACCTTATTGAAAGAGAGGAGAAGAATGACAAAGAAAACTAATATGATAAAATGTCCTGTGTGTAGTGGCACAGGCATACAGGAAGAAACCATGAAAGGTTACCGTAGATACAAATGTTGGTGCTGTGAAGGCGCAAGATTTATAATGAGTTCTTCCGTAACAGAAACAGAACAAGAAACAGAACAAGAAACAGAACAGGAGGATGAAAATGAACAAGGATAAGATTGCTATGTTAGCAAAAGATTTAGATGACAGGAAACTAGAATACCCATGCTATGTTGAACCAAAGTATGATGGTGTTCGTGTTCTTGCTAAAGTAAACACAGAAGAACATACCGTAGAGTTTTTCTTCCGTAGTGGAAAAGAGGTTTATACTCTTGACCATTTAGTAGAACCATTATTAGAACTTGATTTAGGAGTTGAGTATTATGTTGATGGAGAAGTAGTAAACAACGAAGGAGGTTTTATGAAGTGTGTTGGCGATGTTCGTAGAAAGAGCAAGCAAGCACCACATCTTGAATACCAAATCTTTGATGCTTTCTTTGAGAATGATAGTAGAGATTACTTAACTCGTAAGGAGTTGGTAAAGAATCAAATCTCTACCCATATTTCTGGTGTGATAGATTATGTTATACATAAGAAATGTTGCTGTATCGAAGAAGTGTTGGCATTCAAAGACCTTTGGGAAACTATGGATTCTAATGTTGAAGGTGTGATGGTTAAGAAAAATACTTTGTATCAGCACAAACGCACTTGGGATTGGATGAAAATCAAAGATGAACTATCGGTAGATTTCCCTGTCGTAGATGCGTATGAGGGAAAAGGAAAATACGAGGGGGTGTTAGGAGGACTTATTGTTGAGAATCCACAAACAAAGGTTCGGATTCGTGTCGGTGGTGGCTATAATGATGAGGAACGATATTCTTTTTGGAATGACCTTCCTACATACATCGGAAAAACCGCCGAAGTAAAATACCAATACATGACTCCAAAGGGTTCACTTAGACACCCTGTTTTCAAGGGTTTCAGAATAGACAAGTAAAGATGAGTAGTAATTGTAACGAGTGTAACGAATGTTTTACAGGGTGTGTATTTTGTGATGCCACAGGTATAAAAACTGACCATCACATTATCGTGAAAGATAAATACCCAATAACGAAAGGACATTTGCTTGTTGTTCCTAAACGCCATTTACTTCATGTTTCACAGTATGAGGTTCAAGAATGGAGTGATTTACATAATGCTATCAGCGAAGCAAAACAAATGTGTTCTTTCGCTACTGATTTTAACATTGGAGTAAACGAGGGAACATACGCAGGGCAAACAGTAAATCATTTACATTGGCATATTATTCCACGAACAGAAAATGATGGTGGGAAACCTTGTGGTGTGAGAAATGTTTTTCCTAATAAAGCAGACTATCGCAAAGAAGCACAAACAGAAACAGATGGGGAAGGAGAAACTTTTAACCATTACTACACAGGAGATTACTAAATGAAACTAATAGGAATGATAATGTTGGCAACAATGATTGTGCCAC